ACCTCATTCGAGTCTGGACAAAATGACTCCAGATGAGTTTTACTATGACCAGCTACCACAACAAAATAAGGTAGCTTAACTAGAGCAGAATATCACTTATAAATAAGCTTTTAGTTGTTCAAACAAGTGGGACCACCTCTGTCATTTCTCAAAAAAACTTCCTACACCCTTCAATAAACGCTTCATTAATATTCATTTCAGGATCATCCTTTTCATCATCGCATTGATCCGCACTCTTTAGGTTGTTATCACGTGCGTATTGATAACCGTAATACTCTTCTGTGCCTTCCTTAAAGCCACCAAGCGTGTCAGGTCTCATTTGATACTGGAAAAAGATGAAGGCAGCTATGCCGATGACTGCGAGTATTGCGTTGACGATCCTAAATTGTTTTGAAATCATTTTTTATTCTTGGTTGGGTTATTATTTGTGCGATGATCATAAAGAATAAACAGGGATAAGTCTATGTGCGCAAACTTTGAAGCGATCAGAAAGAATCGTGCATTTCTGCTAGACCTTCCTGAGCCTGATCAGTTGGAGTTCCCTGAAGACATATTCCCGAACTATCCATCACCGTTGGTCTTTTCCAATAAAGGAACGATCGAATGGAGATCCGTTAATTTTGGGATGATTCCTAAATGGGCCAAGGAAAAGAGTTTCGGTAAATTCACCTACAATGCCCGGACTGAAACGGTCGCTGAGAAACCCAGTTTTAGAGATGCTTGGCATAAGTCTCAGTTTGGCTTAATCCCTGTCGAAACCATCTTTGAACCTAAATATATTGATGGGAAATCTCACTGGTATGGGATTGCACGTGAGGATGGTATGCCCTTTACCGTGGCGGCCATATACGAGAGTGCCGTAATCGATGGAGAGCAAATCAGATCGATGAGCATGCTGACGATCAATGCAGACCAACACCCTTTCATGAAGCAGTTCCATAAGCCCAACGATGAAAAACGCTCGATCATTGTAATCCCTGATGAATACCGCGAGGAATGGTTGAGTTGCAGCTTTAAAGAGGCGCATGAGTTCTTCTTTGAAATGAAAGATGAATACATCACCTTCCCTAAATCCCGCTTATCCGAAAATGGCCTTCAACCTAATCTAATTTGAAGGCCCGTTGATTATCCACAGCTTTTAAATTTGAATTTATTTTGACCGAAATCTACAATCTTGAAATCTGTTACAGAAATCAAGTTTGGCTATGAACGATATCAAGAACCATGGTGGTGTGAGACCCGGTGCGGGGCGAAAATGCTCAGAATTGACCACGCTCATCCGTGTGCCAAACTCTTCTGTTTTAGAAATCAAAGCCTTTCTAAAGAAGGCGAAAGCTGATCCCGAAATCGATCACATACGTCAAGTTGACCCAGTCACGCATATGGCTATCCCCTTAGCGACAGAGCGCGTTCAAGCGGGCTTCCCTTCCCCTGCACAAGATCATGTTGATAAGACCCTAGACCTAAATGAGCACCTGATAAAGAATCCAGCCGCGACATTCATTGTCCGAGTTAATTCACTGTCACTCATCAATATTGGTATCGATATTGGCGATGAGTTGATTGTCGATCGTAGCCTTGAGGCAAAGCACTGGGACATCGTGATTGCACTGGTCGACAATGAGTTCACCGTTAAGCGTCTCATGTGTGAAGATGCTGGTGTATGTTGGCTAAAAGCTGAAAACCCTGATTACGACGACATTCATTTCAGTGAAGGACAAGAGTTCATTATTTGGGGTGTTGTCACCCGCGTTCTAAAGAGCTTCAGATGAGAAGCGAAAATAAGATCTATGCCTTAATTGACGTAAACAATTGTTATGTCAGTTGTGAGCGCGTGTTCAATCCAAAGTTGAATAATAGACCGGTCATTGTGCTTTCTAACAATGACGGCTGTGCAGTTGCACGTTCACAGGAAGCTAAAGATCTTGGGATTAAAATGGGTGTTCCCCTATTTCAAGTTAAAGACATTGTTGAAAAGCATAATGTAGAAGTACTTTCGAGCAACTATAAAGTCTATGCAGAAATGTCTAAGCGCTTTCATAGCATCCTTGCAGAATATGTTGCACCAGGAGAACATGAGATCTATTCGATCGATGAATGCTTTCTAGATCTCACTGCATATGAGCATAAATTCGATTTGACAGAATACGCTCAAGACATGCGTGAACGTATAGCTAAGTGGATCGGCTTGCCTGTATCGGTTGGAATTGGTCGAAGTAAAACCGAAGCAAAGATTGCCAACCATATGGCCAAGAAAGCCAAACGGTTTTCGGGTGTCTGTAATTTGGTATCAATGGACCCAAAACATAAGGATTACTTTTTTAGTTTAATCGATGTTTCTGAGGTTTGGGGAGTCGGTCGGCAGCACAGTAAGAAACTGCATGCTATGGGTGTGCATACTGTTCAGGATCTCACACGAACTGAGCCGCGCAATATGAAAAGCCTCTTTTCCATTGTTATGGCCAAGACCGTAGCCGAGTTGCAAGGCATTTCATGCATTGAAATTGAACATGCCCCACCCGCTAAAAAACAAATCATCTCATCGAGGTCATTTGGTCAACGTGTAACGGATAAAGAATCTTTGTCTGAGGCAATGAGTGATTACCTGCAGTCAGCTGTTAAACGTCTACGTGAGGATAAAAGCTTATGTGGCTGCGTGATTGCTTTTGCTGAGTCCAATCCATTTGATAAGAATAAGCCGTTTTATAAGAAATCCATCAGTGTGGGCTTTGCCGAGCCAACAGACTCTGCTGCAGTCATGAATAAAGCAGTGATGAAGCAAATGAGTGAACTGTTTCAAGAAGGTGTTGAGTTTAAAAAATGCGGCGTGATTTTAACGTGTATCGAGAATAAAGCGGCATACATTCCTGACCTTCTCAGTGATATTGAATCCATCGAACGAAATGAAAAGCTACAGCTTGCAATGGAAGGTGTAAAGGAGAGGTTTGGGGATAAGAAGCTTGCGATCGGCCCATGTAAATTACCGAACCGAGGCTGGTCGATGAGTCGAGGGAGTTTGACGAGAGATTATTTTAGCTGGGATGGAATGTTGATTGTAGGTAGTGATACTTTGTAATTGATAGCTGTTAAAAATGTTTACGCTCCTCCTGATAAAGTTTCACCTGCGGATCATAGTAAATTTTTTGATATAGCTAGTCCAACTAGTTGACATATAAAATCTTGTTGCTAAAAGGAAAACTTTAAGAATTTATTATAAAGTGTATTATATTAATTTTAGAAATGCTTAATTAATAGGAGCTGGGGTTTTGGATATTTATAGACACTCAAGTTATGAGTTTCATGTTGTTAAAAAAATTGGTGCTGGGGGATTTGGGGAGGTGTATGAGGTAGCCTTGCCCTCTTGTAGTTTCAAATATGCTTTAAAAAGATTCGCACCACAAAAACATATTGCTGAAGCATCACTCCTATCTGATGGTGAATTACTAGAAAGATTTAGTCAGGAAATGAGATACCAAACCACTTGTATTCATAAAAATATAGTCCCAATATGTATAGTACACCAAGGAGCATCTCCCTTTTTCGTAATGGATCTTGCTGACTCTGATTTGAGTAGTTTAATTCAAAATAACAAACTTTCTAAAGACGAAAAAATCAAAGTGATTTTTGATGTTATGGCAGGCTTAGAGTTTCTTCATAATCGAGGCTTAATTCATCGAGATATGAAGCCTGAAAATATATTACTTTTTAATGGTGTGTATAAGATTTCAGATTTTGGTTTAATCAAAAATTTGAATCCTAAAAAACACCCTAATGATGTTATGAGCGCAATTGGTATTTGTCTTGGAACAAAAAGGTATATGGCGCCAGAAGTAGCTGAGGCAGCCATTTATTCACATTTGTCTGACATTTTTGCACTTGGTGTAATCATTTCAGAAATGCAAATAACTGAATTGGATACCATAGCTAATAAATGCACCGCTCATAGGGTTAGCTCCAGGTATCAATCCATAGCTGATATCAGGGCTGATATTTTAAGAGTCTTAAAATGAAAATTAAATTAAATTGTATTTCGGCTTTTTCAGAGCCAAGAGATAAGTTCTCAACTGAAAAAAACAAACCAAATGAAGATTCCCTTGTCCCTCTTTTGAAGATAAACAATGGTTATTTAATGGCTATTGCTGACGGCTTGGGGTCTTACGAAGGTGCACAGAAGGCATCAAGTTTCGTTTGTGATTATCTTCTGAATACTGTGCAAATTAGCCATGAATATTTAGAAAGTACATTTACAGACGGGTTGAAGAATAATTTTTATAATTTCATTCATAAGCAGTCTTCAGAGTTCACTAAAGCCTCAACAACTTTATCATTTTGCTTTTTAGATGATGTAGGGTTAAGTATTTGGCATGTAGGTGATTGTCGCATTTATATAAAAATGGGCACTAAGTTAGTTCAAATCACAAATGATCATACTCAGTATCAAAAACTTTTGGATAAAAAAATCTATAGTAAAAAAGAACTGCAGGAGCAAAAGGTAAGTCAAAATACTTTAACAAATGCTATTTCTTCAATTATAGATTTAGAACCTGATTATATTTTCATTCCGTTAGACTCTTTAATAATGGAGTTTGGACAAGATATTTCCATTTTTATTATGTCTGATGGTGCACATCATTTTTGGGAACAAAGAAAGACTTTTAGTAAAATGACCATGAGTGATACTATAAAATTTAGTAATGCTTTAAAAAGAAGAATTGAAAATAAGGGACCAATTGATGACTACACATTAATTGGGGCATCATTTAAAATTATATAATTAATAACAATAAAGGCCTAAAATTTAGGCCTTTATATTTTAAGATTAATACAAATATTCTTTTATGAGTTATTCAATAATTAACCACAATCCAGAACCATGCTGAATTTTAATAAATATTATGACATCCTTCAATTACAGAGCTTTCTCAATTCACACACTGAACACAAACAGTGACATGCACTTTTGTCGAAATCGAATGCGCTGTGCACCCTGAAAGCAAGGTGCACAGCATGAATGCTTTGATCATGATAGAAACAAAGCCTTTTCTTTAGCACGTCGATTCACAAGCCCTTGCATACGCTTACCACCCGCATTCACCCACACATCAAACTGATCCGCAGCAGCACGATTATCATTGGCATTCAGCTTTTTCACCAAAGTTGATTTGCTAAATGCATTGGTCCCAATGTTGTAGGCAAGTGATACCAGCGCATCAAACTGATTTTGGCTAAGTGGTACCGTAACCGCGTTATTTACAGCAGTTTCAAATTTCTTTAAATCATGGGCCATATAAGCTTTTGCTTGTGCTTCAGTACAGGTATCACCTTTTTTGACCTTCATGCCGTTTGGATAAACCGTAGTACCGAAACCAATCGTCCACACTCCCACACCATCATCATAGGCAGTAAGCCGTTTCCCCTCAAAACCACAGATGAGATCCACACCAAAAAGACTGACCACCATCTGATCGATCGCAATACCCAACATATCAGCCACTGATACATCTGTAGCTGTAGCAATCACTTGATTGGCAGCATCTACTTGTTTTTGAGTAAGTGTTCCACCACTGATCTTTCTTAAAAAATCAAAAATATGTTTCATTTTTCACTTACTCACTTAAACATTGCTTTAAAAGCTGATCGAATTTCAAAGATTAATTCACCAATGGTTTTACCACGTAACAGCTGAATCGCTTGATACCAGATGCCAATTAACAACATTCCGAAAATCGCAAAGATCAACATCACAAAGCCTTGCGTCATATGTGAATAGACATGCCAACCATAATATTCAATAAATGCTGAACCACCATACAGACTAATCGCCACACTAAACGTGAACTTCATAATCACCCCCATCGTGATTTTAATTCGTCCCTCGGTGTCGATATCCCCCGATAACGTCAGAGCAAAGATTGCCCCAACCACTGCAGCGATAATTTTAAAAAGCCATGGTAGGCCCTTGATGCTTAACGGGTCATTCATAGACCACTCCTAATTTTTTGGCAATAAAAAAGCACCCGAAGGTGCTATTGATTAAATTTCGAGTTGATGAATCGGCAGATCTGGTGCCTTTGATTCAATTCGATTTCCGATGAGTTTAACTTTGTCTCCAGTGCTTAAACTGCTGTCTGAATAAGCGCGTATTGAACCCCCACCGACCAGATTGACCGAGTATTGACCTTGGCCATGTACAGCTGTAATTTCGCCTAGATTCATAGGTTGACTGGGTAGCACATCATCAATGAACTGTTTCCATATATTTTTCATGCTATATACCGCTCTACCGTAAATGTCTGTCGGATCTTCAACCCTGCATCCCCATTCCAATTGGCTGAAATTGATGTGCCATAGCTATGCCCATTCCATGTACTTAAATCCTTGTCTTGCATACCGATGATCTTACTCGGAAGAATAACTCCCACATCCGGATGCAATGGAATGGTGTCCTGATACATACGCTTTTTGCCGTATTTGGATAGTTCAGCTCTCGCCATGGTCCGTGCAGGTTGTTCTGAATTGATAAATGCTGTGACTGCGGTCGGCGCCATTTTGTCACCCGCTGTGCCTCCATGCTTAACAACTGCTTGAATGCCCTGACTCTCAGCGGCCACAGTCACTGCATTGTATTCAGGTTTAAAGTCTTTCTCCCTGGTACGCTGCAGAACTAAATTGAATGGGATTGATACCTCAGGGATTAAGCCCACCCACTCCCATGTCGCATACGCATAGCGCGGCTGGATCAGCAGCTTGCGATCTTTCATATGAGAAGACACAAACCCACCAGCCCCTTCTGCAATCTCCTGAATTGCCTTAATTGGCGTCAGTTCGGCATATGACCAGGCATTTGCAGGAACATTCCATCCGGTCTGATCTACCAGTGTCCAGTCCAGTGTGAATGGCGTAGCTGATGTAATACGTTCCAGTTCAGCTTGTGCTAGTTGTACAGATGAAGCTGAAGCAGTCTGATTGTAGCTTCGGGTGCCGGCTTCTTCTGCCAGCATCGCTGTAAGTGAACGTCCTTTTATTTGAATATCCGTGCTGGCAAACTGCTGGTTGCTAGTATTGGATTCAATCAAGAAATGCCAGATAAAGCCATTCAAGCCCAATTCAACTTCAATGTATTCTTCATCAGTATTTACTTTAGATTCTTCGGTAAATGGTAATGAAGCACTAAAGCTCCAGCACCATGAATCCCGGTCAATTGAGAGATTTAAACTCTTAACTTCAATTGGTTGATTATCGCTTAAACGTTTTAAATAACCCTCATTCATAATGAAATAAACCTTTTTATTATCAAGGTGACCTGTTTCACCTTCGTCACAGCATGGGTCGTCACTGAAATTCAGTACAACATTAAGTGGATCAACATCAATACATTTGCAGCAAAAGTTAAGATCACCAGACCCTACATAAGGTGGACGACTTGGTTCTAGATCAGGAACCCAAACTCCAGTCTCAGGGCGTTTGGTTTGTTGGTGGCGTAAATGCTCAAGTAGTTTTAACCATGCTGTTGCATTAAAACCAAAGCCCTTTGTAACGCCAGTTTGAATAGCTTGCTGCCACCAATTCAATGATGATTTTCGTGTTCTCAAGTGATCATTGTATTGATCTGAAGCAATGAGATTTAAACCGGCGGTTTCCTGCCAAATTTGTTGACCTGATTGCCTGCGTAGATCATTACTTTGATGTAAAGCACTTTTGCTTAATTCAAGCTGCTTTGTTCCCCCCCAAGCCTGAGCTTGATCAACCTCAAGCGTTTGAACAGATTCATATTGATCCCCACCGACATAATCTAGTTTTACGGTCAATTGGTGCTTTAATTGAGTTTGATCTTTAAACTGATTGACGATCTGATGTGGTGTATACACCTCTTTAGTTCGAGTTAAAGTTTTCTTAAAGATTTCCGACCGGTCTGCAGTTGTATAGCGCTGAACATTAAAATCATACTCAGCATCAATACTTAATACAGGCGACTGAATTTCAGCAACAAATACAACATTAGAAGAAACAACGACGCGAGTACTAAAACTTAATTGAGGCGCAGCTATTTCTAATAAAAAAGCTGCATCTATCGGCGGTATGGAGGTACTGGTTGCTTCAATGTTTAAGATTGGTGCTGTTAGCTCACCAAAAAGATGTGCAATTACGTCATCAGTTTGTTCAAAATCCGCATTGATAAGTAATTGAGGTGACTGAATTTCAGCTACAAAAAAAGCAGCTGCATCTTTCGATTCACTGCTTTCACCAAAATTTAAAACAACATTATGTGAATTCGTGCTGCTATTTTCTTTACTAAAATTTAGTATCAGATTGTGAGGGTTCTTTTCTTCCACATGGTTAAACCTCTTTTAATTGAGCTTGATTCACGATAACCTGCCCGCCTGCAAAAACTTCACCATTAGCATTTTGAATACGAAATACAGCTGTAGATTCAGCTCCACCAGCATCACAATCAGCCACCCAATTTCCAGTAGAGTCTGTCAATCGGCACCAAGTCACTGCACCGTCAAGCAATGCCATTGCGGAAAATGGCGCAGCAATGGTCAAAATTCCATTTAATACGCTCACCGCACTTGGTTTTGGTAGTGTTAATTCACATAGTAACTGCTGGGAATGAGCAGCACCCGCACTGGGCTGGATACCACTATACAATTTAATTTTAGCTCCACCTGTACCGCCATCTAACGCACGCGTAAAGGCTTGCAACCGATCAGCTTTAACATTATTGCTAAAAATCAAATTCATTTTGCCACCAATGCATCTTGTATAACTGCGTTATATTCACTTGAATTATCAAAACCAACAATAAAACACTCCAAGCCAACAGCAATATTCCTAATAGTATATGACCCATCATTTTTAGGTTTTGTTTCCCATAGGGCGGATCGCGTACTCTTTCTAAATAAAACCAAGGTTGCATTATTGTAGTTAATACCTAGTTTCTGGACAGATCCTTTGATCTGCCCAAATCCCTGATTCGCATTTAACACTGTTAAGATTCGCTTACCAGGTTTAATCACCACATACTTGCGATCAGCTAAATGCTGGTAGCTAGGTGTATAACCACCAAAAAAGGTGCGGCATAATTTAATTGCCATATTTTATTTCCTCGACAGGAAACACTAGAAAAACAGCGTAATCAGCACCATTTGAACGTGCCATATGCTGGATATAGCATTTGCTTTCAAAATCAATATCCATGGTTTCTATGATATTGCTGCCAAATGTGGTTGGTGGAGTGTTTGTGCTGCCATACTGAGCTATATAAGTTCCACCAGAAACAAAGCCTAAATGCTGTCGAGTCGTTCGTTCATAGATCGAGAGCGGTCTTGCTGTTGTGGTATTAAAATTATCAATGGTTGTGGGTAGTAAAGATGTGGCTGCCTGCTTTTCATTGAATACCGATGTTGATGTACTGTTATTTTGATCAAGCGCCACACTGATATTGCCAATATATGCACTATAGTTGGTAGTCAGTGCTTGTGATTCCCCGTATCCAGATGCTGTATAAACTTTTCCCATAATGACAGGTAGTTTTGTGGTGTCATATGTTGTGACCACTGGAAAGAATCCGTTTACTATTCCTGTCATGCCACCTGACTGAAGATTACTTAAAATGGCAAGATGATACTTGCTACCGACCACAACTCCTTGACCAAACGCTGACACTCCTTGTGTGTAGGTGTAGGTGTTGTAGGTGGCGTTGTTTGCAGATGTAAATTCCCATTTTAACGCACTACCTGGAGACACAATTGATCGGTTTTCCGTCAATGATTCTTCATCGGTAATTGCGCCGGTCGCAATGTCTGCTGCTCGACCAATACATGGCGCTATATAATTACGACTGTACCCATCTGTTGCAGCAAAAACCAATCTTAAGTACAAATCCGATTCATCTAAATCTTTAAATTTGTATAAATGCACAGAGCCACTTTCAAACACTAACTCATAACCCAGTGATGCAACTTTTGTGGTAAAACCACCCGATAAGGCTGGTGGATTTTCTATTGTGATTGTTACCGTAGTGTCTGTTACGCTATCGATAACATACTCACCCTGTATGCTTGGATTGTTGACCCGCAGCACTCGTCCGATTGCATAGCCATGTAAAACACCATATTTAAAGGTGACCTGATTACCTTCTACTGTTACTGAAGAGACTGTTTTTTCATTAAACCCTGTTGACAGCATCTTTTTAAAAACATTAGGAAACTTAGCCTTTGAGCCTGCACAAAAATCCAAATCTGTATCAGAGAAATTAAACATTTTGGTTTGAGTTTGTTTAACCATTTTCTACTCACAATAAAAAGACCACTACAAAGTGGCCTTTTACTAAAATTGAAATTACTGACGATCGACACCGCACCGTACCTGGATTTGGAATGAATCATCAATCACTGACGATATCCCTTGTTTAACAGTACGAGCCGCCCAAATAGGAAAATTCGCTCCTGCTGTATTAAACCGAAGAACGTTGCCAGAAGACCACCCTCCACCAAAACCAAGTGCCTTTACCTTAAAGTATGGTGTGCCGTCTGATGGATTGGGTGGAGCTGTATCAGATGTTGTGTTACCTGTTCCAATTTGCCCTACGCTCTCCCCAATGATCCGGAATTCGGTTGCTGATGTAAAAATAAGCGCCCATTTTTCCTCAATTGCGCCCATATTGGATACCTCAATGGGGTACATCACATCATTGTATTGCGCATTAATAACCGAACCTTGGCGTTCGTTAGTCCAAAGATTAGACCATGAAGCCTGACTAAATACCGTATGTGTTCTGGCCTGCATATCCCCAATAATCATGGCAGAAGAAACAAAGGTCTGCCCTGTACTATATGTATGTGAAATCGGAATGTTTAAGGTCAGCTCTCCATTGATCTGAACATCAAGACTCATACCCGCATCTTCAATCCGGTGCTCTGCAACAATCGGCAATTCATATGCTGATGCCTCAAAATTCCCTAGTAGCGTCACATCCCCCAAATCTGGATCAGTTTGATACATATTCGGATCCACTGGCTTACCTGTGTGATCATAAAGCTTGATATATGATAAGCGCATGCGACCAACATTGAATGATGTCAGTGGTAGAGGCGAATCAACATCAATGCGTTGGGTGTTATGAATCACAGCAATATCACCACGACGGAAAATCGGCACACGACCATCACTTGGTAGGCGTACTGGATCAAGACCCAGTAAGTCAGCATTTAGAGGTAAATAGCTAAATGCCACCGCACTAAAGCGAATCGTTTCAGGTAATACAAACACCGGGGTATTGATATAAGTTATAGCGTTTTCAATAAACTCCATTCCAACGTCATACCACGGCTGGGCCTCAATTTCAGGGCGATTTGCTGAAGTAATCTGTACTTTTTTACGAAATACAAATTGCCCTACAGCTTGATCAAAATTGAAATAGCCTTCACAGTCCACACTGTCCACATAACCATCTTTATCTGGCATTACATTGATTTGCCCGCCTTCTACCTTGGTTGCGATCAATGTCAGTGACTGCGGACGCAGCGGCAACATCGGTGCCCGAAATGCCACTTGGTTGGTGGTGCTTGGCTCAATCTGCGTGACTAAACTTTCAAGTGTCGGGCTGTTTGCTGCTCCCGCATCCCAACCGGTTAACTCAATATTGCCGTTACCATAATGAATCTGTCCCGCCACAGTACCCGAGCCAGTCGTCACTGATGGATTGCGATAAAGAGATCCCATCCGATCAATATAGGTTGATCCACCCAAGCCAAATCTCACAGATCCTGAAAGAATCTGTTCTGCATAACCCTCAGTTACATCAAGCTTGAGAGCAGACATAACAATTTCATCCGTAAAGGTTTGTGCAGTTGAAGTATCACGGTAGGACACAACAATAGATACAGCCGTAACAACATTCTCAAGGCTCAGTTCATGTTCTTCTTTGATCGAGACCGTCTGACGTATCACATCCTTACGTGGTGCAATGTCATAGCCCACAATTGCACTAACCATATTCTTCTGACGCACTTCGGCTTCAAGTTCATATCGGTATGAATCAACATTTGAAGTCGGTGTAATGCTGAACGTTCGAGTTAAATAATTAACACTGCCTTTCTGAGCCCCTGATGCCGTGACCAAATGCCCCGTATTGGCATCTATAGGGCGGTCATATAAATCAACCTCTCCACTATACTTCCCATCATTGGAGCGCACAGGAACACGTACGCGAATCGACTTCGGGATCAACGCTTGACTGCCGCTTTCAAGCACGAAACTGACTGCGCCATTGCTCGGCACTACTGAAACCGTTGCATTAAGCTTGTCACCCTTTTGAGCGCTTAAATTTAGTGTGGTGCCGCCATTTGGCAACACAGTAGGCATCATTTTGGCGATGCCATCTGCGTAGTTAATAGTGCCTGTCGCATCCCCTAAAAAGTTGCCCGCACCATCATCTGTTGCCGTTTTAGCCACACCATTTAAAAGCCAAGTTACCGTCAGTGTTCCTGGTACATAATCAGTGCCAGAATTAAACTCAATATAGGCTTTCTTGATTGGTAGACCTGCACGCTCATATACAGAGACCTTATTCCCCCAAGTCAACAAGATTGCAGTATTTGCATCCGGCAAGGCACCTGTAGTTAGAACCATCGCGCCAGTTTCATAGTTAATGGTCCCCGATCCATAAGCTGAATCTGCCCCACGTAACTGGCCGGCTCCATTATCACGTAAAGTGTAAACTTTGCCTTGTGCGACATAAGACACTTGCAATGATGCAGGAGCAGGCAACGGTAGAATGTTACGGAGCCAGTTATAACCTCGGTTTTCAACCGTTACATAAATTAAAGCTGACTCTTGCGGAAAGCTTGGTGAGGCAGCAGGAATGAAGCTTATATTAAATGTAGTTGTACCCGTACCTGCATTAGCATTCCAATTAATCAGGCCATTCTGATAATCAATGGTACCCACTACCGTGCCAGCACTATTTTTTAATTCACCACCTACGTCGCTAATCGCACTACCAAATAGGGTAAATGAAACACTTTTTGGTAAAACCGCAGAGCCTAAATAAAAGCCTTGTGAGCTATTAACGTTAATAGAGTGCTGTTTGGTTAATGGTGTGCCACGTCCAGCGACTAAAGAGTTGAGCTGTCCTGCAGCATCTATTTCTGAAAGTGGTGTTTCTGTTTGAGCGCTTGGAACCAATTGAGAATAAATGGAATCAATATAGATTTTAGTTGATCCCAATTGGATGTCCTGTACCAACTTTTTAATACCATAGTAATTTGTAGCATCCGCAACACGAGTATCGCGAACAAAAGCAATTGGGGTATTACCACTAAGAAATTGTTGTACCGTCTGTCCCTCAAAATCACTACGCAATGCGTCAGAAATTCCACACGTCACTACACGGCGTTTTACAACTCGGCCACTAATTTCAAAATCCCTTACCTCGTTGGCCACAATCTCGGTCACTCGGACAAATTGATATTTTTCAGTAATTTTTCCCTCATTTGAAACCAGAACAACTGTTTTTCCTTGTATTGGAATATTTTGACTATTTTCATTCAAAGACATCTGAAATGTACGCTGCCCTTGCAACTGAAGCTCAAGTAAATGCCCCTCCCATTTCACATCACGCGCCAAATACTGTTCAACCTGATTTTGCGCATTGGTGCGACGATCAAACCAATTTTTGGTGGTGAATAAGTTCACCGAAACATTGGGATCTGTCGGCATACGTGAAATGATGACATGTACCCCAAATGCTGTAGGTGTCATTGGGGTTTTAATCGCTGGAAAGAACTTACGCAGTCCGACACGCCCATATAGCCGATCCATTTCATCGACATCTGGAAATAGGTTATTAGACTGCCCGTCAATAATCTCATTGGCCGTCATTTGACCACCGCCATCCGGTGTGTCTAGCAGCACTTGTGACTTCATTAATTTGATGTCACCACTTTTAATTTCTACCATCAGTCAACCTCAATAAAATATAAATTGCAGAACCAGACTTCATCATCGGTATTCGTTCCCACAAAGCCTTTCACTGGCTCCGACTTCAGTGGGCCTGAGGTCTTAAAAATCACATTAAAGTTGCGTGTACCACCGCGCTCGAAAGTCAGGCGAAAGCGCTGACCTTTCAAATTGGCCCACTCGTGCAAAGACTTCACAATGCCGCGCTTCGCCCAGCCAGTTTTATCGTCTGGCCGTTCAAGTGTGATTGGTCGACCCGCCAGCTTTTCGCTTTGCTCAACAATCAATGCACCAGCAATGGTGTATTCACTGTCATTTGATGCAACCTTGGACCAACTAAACTCATCCACCCACATCAGCTCATCACTGAGTTCAATGACTTCACCCTCAGGCACATGCCCTGTTCCTATTAACTTCTGCAGTTTCATGCTTTTCTCTAGGTGTAAAAAACCCACCAATCGGTGGGCTTTAAGATCGTTTTTTCATTTCAGTTAAGGCATCCAGTAGATTCTGCTCACTTCCAGCCACGACTTGAACCTGCTTGGTTCCGCCATCTGTACGCAGATCAACTTGAACCGTGCCAAATGAAGTTGCTTCTAAAGGCTCTGTATTGATCGACACCGGCTCAATTGATGGTGCCATTGCGGAAACCTCGGGATTGGCTTTAAGCTGTGACAGGTTGCCACCTCCCTTACCACCAGCCAAAGTCATCCGCTCCTTGGTTGCCTCATTAATTTTGGCACGCTTAGCTTTGAATTCCTCCCAGTAGTCTTGACCTGCAAGACTGTCGGAAGCGCCTGTTGGGTTACTTGGCGTTTCAGCTCTAGAAACCTGACTCACAGCACGTTGAGTAGCAACAGAGGCTTGCTGGATCTCACCCAGTTTGGTAACGGTGGCTTTACCTGTGGCGTCTAGTTGGACTTGTAGACCAAGACTTGCTGCTTTTGCCTGAGCAACAGCAATTTTGGCCTTATCACCAGTTGCAATGGTTGAATCCAGCATCAGCTTGTACGCTTGCTGAATACCATCTGCGGTCGCTTGGCCACTTTTGCTAATCACATCAAAATTAGCCTGTGCAGATTGTGCAGCTGAATCTAACTGTTCTTGAGTTTTAACACCCATGGCATTAAAAGCAGCTTGTGCCGGGTTTAGGATCTCAGGTAACTGTGCCACTTTTTGTTCGATCTTACTTAAACCTAAAGCAACCTGTTCCCCTGCAATCAATCCCTGCTTACCGAACTCAATCAGCGCACTTTTTGCGTAATCAATTTCAGCTTTGGTCTGGGCTGAGTCAATAGCCTTATTGAGATTTGCACTTAAAGCTAAACCAGTATCAATCCCTTGGGCTTTGTAGGCTTCAAGATTACCAATAATGACTTGGATGTCGTTATTGGCAGACTGGAATGTACTTGAAAATGCACCTTTAAGTTGCTGGGTTTCTAAACCAGTTCGACCTAGTGCAGCTTTCATTACCGCTTCTGTGACTGCGGCAGATTTAGCAGCTTCTTGTGAAGTTCCAGCAAAGGCTGCTTTGGCATTGGTTTGGAAGACAATAAGATCCTTACCACTCAATGCCTTTGCTAACTCAGCCTGCATCTGATCAGCAGTAATTTTTCCTTGTTCTCGAAGAAGGTTAAGAGTCGTTACAGCATCATTGATTCCTTTGGTTGAATCAAACGACATTGCTTTAGCAACTTTTTCAAGCGCTTCCTTGGCCAAGCCGCCTTTTTTAACTATCTCATCAAACTCTGCTACAAGTTTTTTAGACTCTGTTGTGAGCTGGTATGTTTTATCGCGTGCCTTTTCAGCTGCTGCAGCTATTTCAGCCTTTGACTCAGCGACTACTTTTGCTCGAGCAGCCTCAAGGGCCTCCTGTGCTGCAAGATCCTCGAACGCTTTTCCATATCCTTTTAACTTCGCTATCCCCTCTCCAGCCCAAGTACCAATTGGCATAAACACTGTTGGTATTAACAATCCAACAGCAGTTACTGCCACTCCTAGCGCACCTAAACGACTAATTAAGGTCATTACAGATCCGCTAGCAGTAGTTGCTGTTGTAGCAGCAACGGTTGTATTTGTGGCTAATTGAGTTTTAGCGGTAGCTGCAGAACGTGTAGCGGCAGCATTTGCTAGTTGAGCTTGGGTGTTTGCAACAACAGACACTGTTTCTTGAGTAATCGCAACTTGTGCCGCTTTTACTCCTGCGGCCTTATCAAGAAATACGTTGGCAATATTTAATGCTTTGTAGGCTATAAATGCTTGAGCGGCAAGAGTGAGTATTGAGACAATTTGATCGAGGTTTTCTGATACAAACTTAATTGCATTTGCAACTCTTTCACTTGCGCCTGTTGCCGCATCCGCCTCACCTATATACAAGGTCCATGCATTTTTTAGGTTTACTATCGCTTGCCCGATCGTGACGGGCATTTTACCGAATTCTTCATTCAGTGCTTTT